ATCAATCAGTCTCAATGCTTCCAGTAATGCTTCGTTTCTTTCAATTTCCGTTTGTATAAATTTTTGTGTATCTTCGTATATATCTTCGTATTTTTCTAATTTTTTTAGAAGATTGTAAACTACATATGATAATGTAATTATAAGTAATGTAAGTATTGTATATATCATATTAAACGATTTCGTATCCTTGTAAAAATAATTTATTTGCATTTTTGTATTTAACTTCAACCATTTCCCCTTCTTTTGATTTCATTACTATTTTTTCATTTCTACCAAAGTCTACTTTTTTTACTACCTGTGTATTATAAACTCTATCTTTAATTGTAAATCCATCTAAATGGTCTATTTCATGTTGAACAATAACTGTCATCATTGTTTCTTTTGATATTGATTCATTTACTTTGTCTCCTTCTGGATTAATTTCAAATGTTAACTCACCTAAATTATCCGTATCAATTACTACTTTACAAGCTCTAATGGTTCTAGTTGGTTTTGTAAGTGATGATGGGATAGATAAACATCCTTCCATAAAAAGAAATCCTTCTTTAGATTTTTCTCTAATAATTGGATTTAACAAAAATAATTCGGTAACATCATCTTCTTCTCCAAATTTAATGTAGCAAGCTCTTTTTTTAATTCCTAATTGAGTTGCTGATATACCTAAACCTGGATATTCGGTTAGTCCTTGTTCTAATTGTTTTCTTAACTCATCTGCCTCTTGTTGAGTTATTTCTGATTTTAGTACAGGAGTTTTAAGATACTCCGTAAACTCTTTTGTTGTTAGTCCATTAGAACCTTTGTCAACTATTAATTTCATATTTTATTTTTTTAATCCGTATTTAATCCACTTATACCAAACTCTTTCGTGAATATAGTATTGTATGGGTTTATAAATCAATTCTGCTACTCCAAATGCTGCTCCAACTTTAATTGAACCACTTATCAACCACATTAATAAGAATCCAACTAAGGTACTTATAATTCGATATGAAATGGTTTTAGCAATGTGTCTTTTACGCTCTACTAACATCTTCGTTATCTATGTTGTAAACAATCACATCTCCATTGGAGTCTATGTATTTTTTTCTAATGGCAGTTCCACTAATTTGTTCGATTTCTTTTGGTGGTTCGTGATATATTACATCATAACCCACACCTCTACCATAGTTTACACTTTCAATATCTGGAATTATTGATATCATAATCTTATCCCAATTGTTTGTAAAAAATGGTTCTTGTTGTAATTCTTTTAAAACGTCTTGTGCTGATTTTGGATTGTTCTCATCTATTTGAACATCTCTAATTGCTACCCAACAATTCTTTCCCTTTTCTAATTGTTGATTTATTAACCACTCATGACCTTTATGCCACGTTTGCCATCTTCCAATAAATAATGCGTATTTTTTCATATTTGTAATATACGAAAATTATTCTAAATTACCAAATAATTAATAAGTTTTGGTATTTTCTTCGTCATTTCTGAATTTTGCTAATTCTCTAATGCTTCCACCTTTTGATTTTAACCAATAATTAACTGCTTTTGGGTTGTTTATCCACAAATTTCTTTTTTGCCATTGAAAATCTGGATGCATATATTCCTCCCACACCAATCGTGTAGGTTCTTCTATAATTTCAGAAGTAAGTGTATCATCAACCACAATATCATTAGACTCAATAGGTTCAATTTCTTTCGTTTTGTTAATCTCATCTTTTTTGTTTTCGTTAATAATATCATCTCCGTAAACCTCATATAAACCCATTTTTTGATTATTTTCAATCATTTCACCTAAAATTCTTTCTCGTTTTTGTTTTTTAGTTTCAATTAAACCATTAAATGCGATAATTAGAGCAACTGCAAGTGGGTCAAACACTATTACAATCAAAAATATGAAGAATTTTACAACATTTTTCAATTCTACACCAAATGCTTCTGCTACAAACCTAAAACCACCCACTTCTTTCTCCAAATCTATGTTAGAAGTCTTAATTTCGTTGATTTTTTCGTTCTCTTTAGCGTTTTGGTCTTGCAAATCACTAATTTTTTTGTTAATTTTAGCAATTTCTTTGTCTCTATTGTCTATTGAGCGTAAAAGACGAGAATTTACCTTGCCGCCATCAATGATTTTACCTTGATTTTTGTTAAACTCACTAATTTGTGTTGATAGTTGCGTAATTTGAGTAGTATTTTGGTCAATTTTAGTAGAGTGTACCATAATTTCCCTATCTACCTGTTGTAGTTTGAGTGATTGTGACTGAAATGCGTTAGATAGGTAACCAAAAATACCGGCTGATGTGATTAACATAAGTAATGTAACCGCAGATACTAAATACCATTTGTTAAATCCCTTAATTTCACCCCACATTTGTTTTAGGTAAGTTGCTGCTACTAATTTAGCAAACTCCAATGCACCGGCCATTACCATTACTGCGGTTGAGGCACCACTAAATAGTACACCTAATCCGGTTACGGAGAAAAACGCTGCACAACCGGCTATAATTAGTGCAGAAAATCCGACTAAATATTTAAGCCAATTCATTTATCTATTTATTCTTGTTAATTCGGAAATACGTTCTACTATCTTTCTTGCATCTTCTAAAGTAGTGTGAGCAACCGATGGTGTCATTGATTGTGCACCTGTAATTCCGTTTTGTAAAATCCTTAATTTTCCGTCTAAAGATTCCAATAACATTTGTATTTTTTCGTTGTATATCATAGTAATAAGTATTTATTTGTATAAAAAAAGGTAGAAGTGACTGAACTCCTACCTTTCTAATATACGAAAAATAACTGAATTAACCAACTTTCGGGGTTAATTTTTTTGGTTTGGACTCTTCTTTTCTTTCAATAGTAATTAAGAGAATACCATTTTTAATATCAGCTTTTGCTTTTTTACCATCAAAGTTTTTACCTACTTGGATTCGTTCTTCAATGTCAGAAACTAATTGATTAAAAGGACTTTCTTTATCCTCTTGTGTCTTTTTAGCTTTAATTTCGATTTTGTCCTCAAAACAATTAATTTCAATATCTTTTGGGTCGTGCCCTAATACTGATAATGCAATTGTTGCAGATTCATCTTTAATGTCTACTGCGAATTTGTTTGGAACATAAGTTGTTGTTTTTGATTCATTGAAGAACTCTTCGAATAATTTACTGTAATCAATTGTGTACATAATAAATGTTTTTTTGTTAATAATACTCTATATAGTCCAAATACTATACCAAAGGACTACTTTTGACATTTTGACATTAAAGTATGTTATCTTGTCTTTCAATGATTGTAGACATATGGTCTGCCCAATGCATAATAAATTGTAACTTATAAACTAATTGTTTCTTTAAGTCGTGACCTGCTAAATACTTTTGATTATCTTCATCATACATACCATCGGTAAGTTTGATTGCAAAGTATTCTTTCTCATTATACTGAATACCATAGTGATTCAATGTAAAAAAAGTTCTATCAGTTAGGGTCATATATGGGATATTCTCATTACGAACAAATAAAGTTCCGTATTTCTTTTGAGACCATTCTTCCTGATTTGGTAAATAATGTAGTTCACCTTTAACACCCAACTTTCCTAAGTCATGATGTAAACAACTAAATATCAATTCTTCTTCGGTAAAATCTATCTCCCCACCCTGCATTACGAACAGGTCTCTCATTTTAAGAGCGTTCTTACATACATTAAAGATGTGGTCTATATACCCACCTATATATGCGTTATGATAGTGTTTTGAACCAGATGCGGCAGATAGTGTAAGGTTAACACCCAATTCTTCTTCGGAATACATATGGAGTAATTTCTCCAATCTTTCTCCTATAAAATACTTCTTAATTATACCTATAAATCGGTCATAATTTGCTTTTAATTCTTGTTCTGTCTTTTGTTTCATAATTTAGAGTTTAATTGTTTATAATACTCTAATATACGACAAATATTCGACATTACCAAATTTATATTAAGGTATTTGTAGGTATTTTTATATGTTCATTTTGTAAAAACCATAATAAAGAATATCGTTCACCTTCTAAAATTGATGTTATTTCGTGGTCTATTTTTACATCAAATAAATATGTATTTCCAATAACTTTATCCAATGTGATTTCATTTGGGTTGTATAATTTAAAATCACCTCCTTCAAAGTCATCATTTAATAAAACTCCCACCGCATATAATCTATTATTTCTAATATCATTATGTTTTCCAAACCAATCACCTTTTACAAATCTATGAAAATG